TCGAGAACGGAAACGTCGTGCGAATGGGCATTGAATACGAGAGCTCAAGCTGGGGGCTTGGAAAGGCGGTGGCTTATTATTTCATCCGCCGTCAGCCCAACGACTGGCAGTTCACGATTGCAGGCACCTTCGGCTTCGGGGCGATCAACAATGGGCTCCATGACCGCATCCCCGCCCGCGAAATCATCCACTACGCGCGCCCCGTGGACAGCGATTCGACCCGCCCCGCCCCGTGGGTTGCAACGACAATCCCGAAGGCGCGCCAACTCGACCAATACGAGCTCGCCGAGGTGGTCGCCGCTCGTCAGCAGGCGACGAAAACGGGGTGGCTTTACTCGGACGTTCTCCCCGAAGGCGGGAACGCTGGCTTCACCGTTGACCCGCGCAACGGTCTACCCAATCAGCAGATGGGGCCGGGCGACATCGGCGCTCTTCCTTGGGGGGTGAAGTATCAAGCGATCGACCCGACGCACCCAAACGGCAACTTCGGCGAGTTCAGAAAAGCGATGGTGCGGAGCCAATGTGCGGGGATGCCTGGAGCCAATTACTCCACGATGGCGAATGATTACGAGGCGATCAATTTCAGCGCGGGACGCCTTCAGAAGCTCGACAGCAACGAGCTTTTCAAGCTCATCCAAACCTTCGACATTGACTACGCCGAGCGTCCAATTTTCGAAGCTTGGTTGGAGATGGCGCTGACCACTGGCGCAATCCCGCTCCCGCTCGCAAAGTTCGATAAATTCAGCGCGGCAGTCTTTCAAGGGCGGAGGTGGCAAGGGGTGGACGAGGGGAAAGAAGCGACAGCCGCGGCGCTCCGCGTGGCAAATCACATGAGCAGTTTGAGCCGCGAATGTGCAGACAAAGGAGCCGACTTTGAGGAGATCGCTTTTGAGCGCGCGGAAGAGTTGATGCTTCAGGAGCAACTCGGCATCAACCCTCAACTGACCGTCGCCTATCCGCCCCCGCAGATGCCCGCGGCGAAGCCTGACGAAGAGGATGAGGAAGACGAGGAAGAGGATGAGGATGAGGAAGATGAAGAGGACGACGAGGAAGAAATGGCGCAAGCAATCGCCGCCGCTAAATCCCGCCAATGAACCGCCGAAAGCCAACGCCGAAGCCAATCATCAACCGCGACCCCGCGCAACTGACCACCCGATGAAGCCGCCCGATTACATCATCTCCGCCGCGAAGCGCGGGCTGGAATTGCTTGCCGATGGCTACGGCGGCGACGGGCTCACCGAAGGCACGAAAGACGCCGCGCGACGCATGGCCGCGGGCGAGGTGAGCGACGAGAAAATTGTGAAGGCGAACGCATGGGGGGCGCGGCACGCGGTCGACCTTGAAGCAGGAAAAAACAACAACGCCGACAACCCCGAATGGCCGGGGGCGGGGGCGGTTGCTCACTACCTTTGGGGGATTAACCCGCTCAACCCCTCACCCGCCCGCGAATGGTTCGCACGCCAAGCAGAGAAAATTCAAAACCCTAAAAAAATGAAATCACCGACCACAACTCAATACCGCGCAGGCATGGCATCCACCGACGACTCGGGGCTGATGACGCTCTCTATTTGTTCAGACATCCCCTATCAACGCGGATCGATGGAGGGCGACTATTACGAGGTGCTCGACCACTCGCCTGGGATGATGGATTACACCCGCCTAAGCAACGGTGCCGCCCTCCTCTTCAACCACGACCGCAACATCCAAATCGGCACCGTGAGCAACCCGAAGATCGTTGATGGGCGCACCTACGTTGACGCCAAAATCTCAAGCGCGCCCGACGTCGCAAGCTACGCTCAACGCATGAAGGAAGGGATTCTAAAGGACACGTCGATTGGTTACGAAATCATGGATGACGGCGAGCAGGTGGGAGAGATCGATGGCACCCCAGTCTTCAAGTTTAAGTTCCGCGTCCACGAGGCTTCGATGGTCACGATCCCCGCCGACACCACGGTTGGCATGGGACGCTTTCGCTCCTTGCAAGGCGATGAGGACAAGCAAGTTTCGTTCATCAAAAAACTGGGGGTTGCGAATGCAATTCCACAATCTCAATCTCAAATCAATCCACCTGCAATCAAATCAATCCCTACAAAACCTAAAATGGAAATCACCATCGACCCAACCAGCGAGCGCAATTTAGCGGTCGCCGAATTCAAAAGCCGTTGCAAAAAAATCGACGACTTCACCGCTTCCTTGAAGCACCCTCAGTGGCAGAAGGCCGCCGCTGAAATCGGCGCGAAGCACAAGACTGGCGAAGCCGACTTTGAAGCGTTCCGCCATGAAGCTCTCGACGCTTTTGAAGGTGTGACCCGCGTGAGCGCAGAAGACAAGGGAATCGGCATGAGCGCCCGCAACCTTGGCGACTACTCGCTCGTTCGCGCTCTTTCTGGCGCGGCTCATGGCAAGCTGACGGGCCTCGAAAAAGAAGTTTCCGACACCGTCGCGAAATTGACGGGGCGCGAAACCCAAGGGTTCTTCATCCCGCAGGATGTGATGACACACAAGCGCGCGCTCGCCTCCAACGTCTTCTCCGCCGCCGGTGCGCTTGTTGAAACTGGCTTCCAAGGGCAGTCGCTCATCGAACTCCTCCGGAACCAGATGTACACCGTGGCGATGGGCGCGCGGACGATCAGCGGGTTGAAAGGCAACCTTTCGATTCCCTCGCAAACTGGCGGGGCGACGGCGTCTTGGCTCAGCGAAAACGCTACCATCGCCGAATCCAACCAGACCGTCGGACAGGTGAGCTTGACTCCTCATCGCCTCGCCGCCGCAACCGCCTTTACTTTCCAGTTGCTCGCTCAATCCACGCCTGACGTTGAGTCGTTTGTGCGCGAAGATTTGATGCGCGTGCTGGCGATCGCCAAGGATCTCGCGGCCACCTCTGGCACTGGCTACGCAGGCCAGCCGCTCGGCATTGCCAACACTCCCGGCTTGTCCACCTCGGTCACTTTGGCGGGCGCAAATTCAATGAACTACGCGAACGCGGTGCAGTTCGAAACCAACGTTGCGACCAGCAACGCGCTTCTCGGAAAGCTCGGTTACCTAACCAGCGTTGCCACTCGCGGCAATGCCAAGCTCACCGCCGAAATCTCCGCCGCAAACTCCATCCCCGTGTGGAAAAACAACATCGTCAACGGCTACACCGCGATGGCGACGAACCAGCTGACCACGCTTCCTTCCGTGATCTTCGGCAACTTCGACGATCTCATCATCGCCGACTGGGGGGCCGGTGGAAACGAAATCATCGTCGACCCTTACTCGCTCTCAATGCAAGGGCAGGTTCGGATCGTCATCCAACACCTCACCGACGTCGCCGTTCGTCACGCTAAATCCTTCAGCGTGTCCTCCACCTAATCCGCAGACCAACCTTCAAAAATAGAACCATAATCCTATGCCACAATCACCCGACATCAACGGAGAGAATACGGTCATCGCCTTCCTCCCTCCCACCGCAATCACCGCCGCAACAACCACTTACGCAGGCGTTGACCTGCAAGCGTTCGTGGGCAATGTGCTCGTTACCCTTAATTGGGTGCGACCAAACGCCGCGGCTGGCACGCTCGCCTTGGCGATCCTCGACAGCGCGGACAACACAACCTTCACCGCCAACGCGTTGACGGGCATCATCTCTGACGTCACGACCGCGACAAGCGGGTGCGTCAAATGCGCGATCGACACCAAAGCCGTCAACCGCTACGTCCAGCCAAAGCTGACCTGCACCGGCACCACGGCAACGTGGACGGCATCTTTAGTGATTGCCGGATTGAAATCGATCGTCTAAACCTCGGTTTGGTTATTTGTCATAACTGGCGCAGTGCCGAAAGGCACTGCGCCTTTTGCTTGCCATCATGCTTCCCTTGTGCGAGTAAATCGCTCCTCCCAATGACCACCACCGAAGCGCGAAAAAAGAACCGAAAGAAGCTTGGCGAAGCTGAAAAATTCTCACGAGCTGACGACCGAAGCGGAGCGGAAAAGATCTGGCGAGCGCACCTAAAAGACGCCCCCGAAGATGCCGACGTGCTTTTCAACGTTGGCGTGTGCATCCAACGCCGAGCGCAGGAATCCGCAGAACGCCATGAAGCCGCCACCTTTTTTGATCGCGTCGTTTCTTCGCCCGAAGCGACGATGGAGCGCAAAGCCGACGCGCTCAACAACCTCGGGTTGCTCATGGAATCCATTGGTGAAAGCGAAAAGGCAATGGTGGCTTATGGCTTCGCGCTCAAGATGTGGCCCACCCACAAAACCGCGCGCGTCAACCTCGGCGATTCGCACCGGCACTTCGGCAATTTTCACCAAGCGGACGAGGAATTTAGGGTCGTGCTCAGCCAAGACGAAGCTTCACCCGACGCTCACTTTTGCGCTGGGATGATCGCGCTTTTATTGGGTGACTACAAACGCGGGTGGGAGGAATACCGATGGCGGGTGAAGGTGCCAAACTACCAGACAAAACCTTTCATCACCGACAAGCCGAAGTGGCAAGGCGAACCGCTTGACGCCAAGACAATCATCCTCACCGAAGAGCAGGGGTTCGGGGACTCGTTTCAATTTTTGCGATACGCCCGATGGTTTAAGGCGCAGGGGGCGCGCGTGGTTTTTCGCGCTCAGCCTGCACTCCACCGCATCGCCGAAGGCTTCGACGGCATCGACGAGATTTGTCACCTCGGCCACGAACCCACCTTCGACTTCCACCTTCCGCTAATGGACGCCCCCCACTTCGCCGAGACGACATTAGCAACCATCCCCACAGCCCATTGTTTGCGCATAATGCCACGCTGGGAGCGTTATTCGTTGCAGACGAGTAATCTACTTAGGCGGCGCATCGGCATCGTGTGGGCGGGCTCACCCGCTCACGGCAAAGATAATGCGCGATCGATCCCCGCCGAAGCCTTCCAGGCGATGATCGACGCCAACCCGCTTCACGATTTTTACTCTCTTCAAGCAGGCCCGAAGCAACCCGAGATTCAGAACCTCCGCGGCATCACGAAAGATCTTTCGCTCGGCATCAAAGACTGGACGACGACCGCGCAAATTCTCTCGTGCCTTGACCTCCTCATAAGCGTCGACACCGCGTGCGTTCACCTCGCCGGGGCACTCGGTCGCCCCGTGTGGATGCTCACCCCTTACTCCCCCGATTGGCGGTGGCTACTCGCCCGCACAGATTCGCCGTGGTATCCACGCCTTCGCCTCTTTCGACAACCCGCCGCAGACGACTGGCAAACCCCGATCAAACAAATCTCCGATGCACTACAGGCTTTATAACTTCCTCCTCCAACGCGCCGCGGCTGACATCTACCCTGAACCACCTTCGTCCATCCATTCGCAAATCACCGGGCAGATGGCCCCGCTTTTCGTCGCTACCCTACCCAAAAACGCGCAGATTCTCGACATAGGGTGTGGGCAAGGGGGAGCGTTGCAACTCTTCGCTGTGCTACGTTGTGACGCCGTTGGAATTGGCATCGGCGACGAAGACTTAGAAGCGTGCCGAGCGAAGAATCTCAACGTGTTCAAGATGGATCAGAACGAAATGAGTTTCCCCGAAAACTACTTCGATGGCGTTTGGGCGCGGCACGTTCTCGAGCACTCGCTCGCCCCGCTCTTTACGCTCACCGAAATCGCTCGCGTGCTCAGGCCAAAGGGCAGGCTCTACGCTGAGATGCCCGCCCCAAACACATCATGCCGCCACGAATCCAACCCCAACCACTACTCAGTCTTCGGGAGTGAAGCGTGGGCGGAGTTGCTTTTCAAGGCAGGGTTCGACGATGTGCAGATGGTCAGCATCCCGCTCGAAACTGGCGCAGGAGCAGACGAGTATTACGCGTTCACCGCTACCAAATTATGATCAAGATTTTCTACGCGGGCCAACCGGGACAAGGCTTCGGATGGGGGGTGGCAAATCATTATTTGCGCACCGAGATTGCTCGCCTCACTCCCCTTGTCGATATCCCAGAGAAAGCCGACGTGGTTGTAATGCCACTCGCAAACCACGACCTCGACCCAGCAACCCGAGAGCGCGCGCGAATCAACCTCGCCATCACGTTTTTTGAGTCGCAACTAGGGGAGCGAGCAAGGGAAAACGCCCACCGATACAACGCTGTTTTTGCGGGCTCTTCGTGGTGCGTTGCTCGCCTTGCCGAGCGTGATATTCACAACACCTCTCCGCTCATTCAAGGGGTTGATCGGCGAGTTTTCAAATGGGCACTTCCTCGCCCACGTGACGGGCACTTCCGCATCTTCAGCGGCGGGAAATTTGAGTGGCGGAAAGGGCACGACCTCGTGATCGCCGCCTTCCGTCGCCTCATCGAAACTCACCCCACCGCGCACCTTGTTTGCGCATGGCACAACCCGTGGCCCGGCTTATTCGCGACCATGGCAAACTCTCCGCATATCGACACCGCCGCGAACGGCGGGACGCAAGAGCAATTCTTCGCAAACCTCCTCCTCATCAACGGCATCCCGCTCCACCGCTTCACCATCCTTCCGCAACTCACCCACGGGCAACTCGCCGCCGAAATGAGCGCAACCGACTGCGGGCTTTTCCCCAACCGATGCGAAGGCGGGACGAATTTGGTGGCGATGGAATACGCATCAATCGGCAGGCCGATCGTCGCCAATGTGCTCACAGGGCACGCCGATATCCGCGACGCGATCACTCACAAAATCTTCGCCACCGAGGATTCGATGGGGTGGGCGGTGCAGACCATCGAAGAAATCCACGCGAAGCTCGTCACCGCCGCGTCGGTGGAGCCAACGCCGATCCTCACCGCCCCCGTCTGGGAGTGGTCAACCGCCGCCCGCAAGATCGTTGAAACCGCGCAGGCAATTGACCTTCAAACGTGGCGCTGGCACAATCTCTAACGATGAGCAATTTCACAGACGCATGGACGGAGCTTTATAACGCGCAGACCGAAGCGACAGGCATCGCCTACGTTGCCACGGTCAATCTAATTACGGGCCCGTGCATCCTCTCGACCATCGCCCTCCGCTCCAAACTCTCGCTCTCATCCTTCACCCAAGATGGGGCCGTGCCTTTCCAAATGCTCGCCTCGACATTCCCCAATGGCGAACCGCCTGCACAATGCGCAATTGAGTTGCTCGGGCTCCCCAACCTCTACCTCTACGACCTCGACGTTAACAACGGCGTCTACTACATGACCGCCCAAGACCGCACTCAAAAATGACACTTGAAGCCGCCGTTGAATCTGCTTTTTCCGCCGTCCTGCGCCTCTATCAGACCGAGCTTGCCGAGGTGCGAATCAACCTTGCTTCCTCTGGCCTCTCGCAGACCGAAGTTGCCAGCGACACGCTCCCCGTCGAATACCAACCGATGCCATGCATCACGCTGACGGCGACGAGCGGGGAGGAGTTGGTGAGACGCTCAGGAGCCTACGCGGTGACGCTCGAAATCCGCGCAGAAACGAGCGCCGTGCCCGCCGAGGGGGCGATGAGCCTTGACGACCTCTACACCTACGCCACGCGCCCGCTACGCTACGATGTGCCATCATTCACAAGCGTAATGGATACCGCGCAAGCCGCTTTGCGAATGCACGGAATCAATCGTCGCCAATCCTCATTCGATCAGGAAGCAGGAGATGCTTTTTACGCGCGCACAATGACGGTCGAAATCATCTGCGCGCTTCGCTGATTCTGTGGGTTGCGAATAGCTGGCTCCCCTCCCAATATCGGGAGACATGAGCGAGCAAATTGACGAAGCAACAAGGGCGGAACTCGAAGCAGATATTGCGATGCGCACGGCGTTCATCGCCACGCTCCCCGAAGGATCCTTTGCTTTAGTGGCTTATTCAGAGGGGCTTGCAACGCGCATAGCTCAGCTTGCCTCGCTTCTCCCACCTCCGCCCAAACCCGAGGCAGTTCTCACGCCTCTTTCTCCTCTCGACCCGCAACCAACCATCTAATCTATGGCCGCAATTACCATTACACCCGCATCCCTTGTCCCATCCGCAAACGCGATCCGTTTTAACGGCGTCGCTGCTGAAACCATTACCCAGGGCCAGGCGCTTTACCAGCTCGCCGCAGGCACTTTCGGCAAGTGCGATAACAACCTTTCACTCATCGCCGCGACGTTTGTTGGCATCGCTGAAAGCGCAGGATCCGCCGGGCAAACCATCTCAATCCTTCGAAGCGACACCGCCCTTGTGCTCGGCGGAACGCTCGTCACCGGCACCGCCGTCTGCACGTCGCCGACCGCCGGGGGGCTTACCATTACGCCCGCCGACAACACCACGGGAAGCTTCGTCACCGTCATTGGCATGGCGACATCAGCCACCACCCTAAACTTCGGTTCCGGCTTCCTCTCATCCACCGCAATTTAATCCACCTACCCTATGCCATCCGTCACTCTTATCGGCACCGCTGGAGCCGCTTACGCATTACCAGCCGAAGAGCTTTTCGTGGACGCCGAAAGCGTCTCGCTCGACATCTCACCCCAATTCATCAAAGAGAAAAATAACGCTTTCGGCATTGTCAACGGCGTTGCTTACGGGCCGATGGAACTCAGCCTTTCCATCAGCGGAAAGACGAAAGTGAAGAGCGTTACCGCCCCCTATACGGGCTCGTGTTTGCTCTCCGTGCTTGGTACCGCGTTCGTTCCTCAGACGACTTACACGACCCTCTCCGCTGGCAC